ATCTGCAACATTTACAGAAGGTGTTGCTGCTCCTACATTTCATGGTGATTTGAACGGTGCATCTGCTATAACAAGATCACAGTCTTATAATGAAAATGTTACTTCTGGTGGATCAATAACTAACACTCCAACTAACACAACACAAACCTTACAACCTACAGCAGCAATAATGACAGCTCACTTGAATGGTCCTGCTGGTACTAATGATGTTAAAATTGATGTAGGTGATAAACTTCTTAACACTATTGATAGAACACAAAAGACACAAGGTATATCCAATACTTCTCAAACCACTTCACAAGTTAGATCTTCCATGAAAGATGAAGCTAATCTTAATAACAAAGATTATACTGCTAATGCAGTGGCAGAAGGAACATTGAATCCTGAGTTTGTTAACACTGTTCCAGCATCTACAGGCAGAATGGTTAGTTCAGAGGCTACTCCAAAACAAACTAGGAATTTGGTAACATGACAACTAGAAACATTTTTTCTCAAAAGATTAAACCAAATCCAAACCAATCTAATATTCTTGTGGATCCAGTGTATAATCCAACTGGTAAAACAATCACAAGTAAAACAGAACTGGCAAGAGGAATTACTATTGCAAAGTTTCTTGGAGGAAGAGGCGATGGTGCTTCTCTTAATCATATCACAAAGGATGAAGATAGAGCTCAGTTAGCAAGGAACTTATATGTTCATGCACAAGCTATGATTTTAGTTAATCAAGATGAAGCAGAGTTTGGTGGATATAGATTAGTAGTTGATGAAGGAATATACAAACCTGGTCCTACAGAAACTCCAACTGCTGATAGTATAAATGATCTTGCACAAAATGGTAGAGCCATTGCATATAAATTATATAATGAAAGAGGACAAGTAGATATTCCAGTTCAGTTTGATCTTGCTGTCTATTGGAAAGACAGTATCCTATATGAAAAAATTATATGTGACTACGATAAATTTAATCCGGATGGTAGTATTGACTTCCAGATTATACTTGTAGTTCCTAATATATCTTCTACGTTCACAGGAAACTTTTCTAAAAAATTAGAAACCAGGTATAACGGTAAAGTGCAATCAGCGAATGAGTTAATAGAAATTTTGGAATGATAATAAAAAAATTTAGTATGGGAGGTATGACTATTAGTACCTCTGATGAAACAGATGGATATGGGTTTGATACTGTTACAGAAGCTGTATCTGTATTCAATTATTTTGCAGAAGGACGTAAGTTTAAAAATGCATTAGAATGGTGTTGTGGTCCTGGATATTATGGTTTAGGTATATGGAAAACTGGGTTAGCAGAAAACATATCTTTTAATGACATATCACCTCTAGCATTAGAAGTTATGGAGTCAACATTTAAAGATAACAATATCTCTTTTCCATTTTACCTGTCAGATAACTTTGATGATATTCCAAAACAAAAATTTGACTTGATAGTAGGTAATCCTCCACATTTTAACTTTACGATCCCAAATTGGAAGTTTGGTTGGGAGCCTGGTCAGATATCTCCTCACGAAACAAGAAAGATGAGAGATTTGAATTGGGAAGTACATAAAAAGTTTTATAGACAAGTAGGAGACTATCTTGCAGAAGACGGTAGTATAATGTTATTAGAAAATATGAAAGGATCTAGTAAAGAAACATTTCAACCTATATGGGATCAATATGGTTATGAACAAGTAAAGTATTTTCCAAGTCAAGTTCAAGATGGTTATACTTACTACATTGAAGTAAAGAGACGGTAACTTTCCTTATAAATAAAGACAAAGTTTAGGAATAAAAATGGTATCAAAAGCGTTTTCAATTGAAGATGGAAATTTAAACTCTTCCGCACTGATTACATCTCGTGCTAGAAGTTTCTCTGATATTGATTTAACTTTTACAAGAAATCCAGCTGGTGATCTTTTCAAAAAGGTTGATGCGGCTTCTGTAAAACAAGCTCTTAAAAATTTATTGTTGACAGGTGTTACTGAAAAACCTTTCAATGATAATTTTGGAGGAGGTTTAGGTAACATATTATTTGAATTAATTGACGAAGATGCAGCTGATGAAATTGAAGAAACAATACAATCATCTATTGACATATATGAACCTAGAGTGATCATACAAAAAATAGATGTGATAACAAAACCAGATGGAAATAGAATCCACGTCAAATTAGTATTCAGATTAAAAAATACTCAAGAAACTGTAACACTAGACACAACTATGTCAAGGGTAAGATAATGGCTACAGCAATCCAATCGACAAAACTAGATTTTGAGAATATTAAAATTTCTCTGAGGAAATATCTAGCAGCAAAAGACGAATATAAAGATTTTAATTTTGAAGCTGCTGGCATTAATAACATTTTAGATGTTCTTGCCTACAATACTCATTTCAATGCTTTAACAGCAAACTTTGCATTGAACGAAGCATTTTTAAATACTGCTCAGTTAAGAAGTTCTGTTATTGCACATGCAACCACTTTAGGATATGAAACTCGATCTAGGACAGCTGCTGAAGCTAACATTACTATGTCATTAAATTTAAATGGTGTTGCAGGACGTCCTAATGTTGTTTCTATTCCAGCTGGATTTAGTTTTACTTCTAAGGTTGGTGAGCAAACATTTACATTCTTAACTACAGAGCTTCATAGTGCAACTGATGATGGTTTAGGTGTTTATAACTTTTTAAACTCAGAAGGTACTACAAGTATAAAAATAAAAGAAGGTACAAAATTTACAAAAACTTTCTTTGTTGGAGAAGCAGGTGAAAGAGTTTTGTATGTGATTCCTGATAATACAATGGATACAGCTACTGCTTCAGTAAAAGTGTATGCTGATCCAGCTTCAACAAACTTTGTAAGTTATAGTAGATTATCTGAAGCCGTCAGTGTTACTTCTACCTCAAGATATTTTCAAATAACAGAAGCTCCTAATGGTTTCTATGAGCTAAACTTTGGTGATGGTATTTCATTTGGTAAGTCACCAGAGCCAGGAAACAAAATTGAAGTTGAATATCTATCTGTACAAGGTGCTGATGCAAATGGTGCATCTACGTTCAAACCATCAGATGAAATTCTAGTTAATGGTGTTAACTATCCTTTATTAATCAACACTGTTGCAAATAGTTTAAATGGATCAGATGTACAATCTATTGAGTCGATAAGACAAAATGCTCCTATTGCATATGCAGCTCAACAAAGATTGGTTACAGCAGAAGATTACAAAGCTGTTATTTTAAAGAACTATACATCAGTTCTAGACGCTACAGCTTGGGGTGGTGAAGACAATGCTATACCTGATTATGGTAAAGTTTATGTAAGTTTAGTCTTTCAAGAAGGTACATTAGATTCAGCTAAACAAGTTATCAAAGATAGTATTGTTACTAATGTGACTAACAATTTATCAATTATTTCTATTGATACAAAGTTTGCAGATCCAGTTACAACATTTTTAGAGTTAGGTGCAACCTTTAATTTTGATCCTTCCTTATCTGGTGTTACTGAGCAGACTGCTGCTTCCAATGTTATGAGTTTAATAACTCAATTCTTTACAGATAACTTAAATAAATTTGGAGGAGTGTTTAGGAGATCAAACTTACTATCAGAGATAGATAATCTATCACCAGCTATTTTGAACTCTCGTGTTGAAGTAAAAATGCAACAAAGGTTTGAACCAACGTTAAATGTTCCAACGTCTTATGACATTACCTTTCCAACTAGATTAGCAGCACCAAGCTCTACTGTTCCAATGGTAACTACAGATACATTTATTTTTAACAATCGTATTTGTCAGATTAAGAATAGATTGAATTCTAATGTTTTACAAATTATAAACTCTTCTGCTGCTGTGGAAGTAGATAATATTGGTTCATGGGATGAAACGACAGGAGTTGTTTCTCTAGTTGGTTTCACTCCAACTGGAATAACTTCTGGACAAAGCTTTTTAAAACTTACAGTTACACCATCTAACCAAGCAACTATCAAACCACTTCGTAACTATATTTTATCTTTAGACACTGATCCATCTTTTGCTGCAGCTAATATTGATAGACAATTGTTATCGTCTAGTCTAGGTGTTGGTGTGTCAAGTCAAGTAACAAGTTCTAGCTCTTCTGGTTCAAGTTCTTCTAGTTCCAGTTCTTCTGGTTCAAGTAGTGGTTACTAAACATGAGCCTCCAAGTCGTTGCAGATAGACAGAATTACTCTTTAAGAAGAAACTTTGTTAGAGAAGTTTTACCAGAGTACTTTACTTCTGAATATCCAAACCTTATTGCTTTTTTAGAAGCATACTATGATTATGCAGATTCAGATGAAACATTAAGTGTTATAGACGACTTATATGGTTTGAGAGATATTGAAAGAGCAACAATATCTCAACTTGATCTGATCTTTGGTGAAATAGCATCTGGAGCTTCAAGAGATTATTTTGCTGATCCTAGAGAAGTTTTAAGAAACTTTGCAAACTTTTATAGAGTAAAAGGTACAAGATATGCTGCTGAAGGATTCTTTAGAGCATTTTATAGTGAAGATGTAGTAGTTGAATTTCCAAAAGAAAAAGTATTCTTATTGAATTCAGAACAGCATACATTAGGTACAGAATCATTATCTGTTTTGCAAGATGGTGCATTGTATCAAATATTCTCTGTATTATTGAAAACCTCTATTCCAATTTCAACTTGGAGAGAATTATATAAAAGGTTTGTTCATCCAGCTGGATTCTATCTAGGTGGTGAAGTTGTTATTGAAGGCAAAGCAAGTATGCTTGGTACTTCAATGCCAATCAGTATTGAAGATTCATTTGCAAATATTCTTACTGTAGAAGGTTTCAGCTCAAACTTCGCTCCAACTGGTTTGACACATACAGTAGGTCTTCTACCAGATGGACCAGATTCAGGTGATGGTGCAGATTATATTTTACTACCACAAGTAATCAGTCGTTATCAAAACATGAGTGCAGAAGTATTTTACAATACATATGGTACTGCAATGGGTGCGATTGATCCTAATTCACCAACGTTTGATGAAGACAGTACTGTTGGAGATCCTTATGTAATCAGAATGAGCAACGCAGTTGAAACTATGGACAGAGAACTGTTCAAAAAAGATTCAGGTGCAAACCCATATATGCTAGACGGATATGTTGATTCCGGATACGTAACATTCACATCCTATTATTAAGAGGCTAAAAACATGGCAATTACACTCAGACAACAAAAGGGAGCTCCACTAACATACTCTGAGCTGGATGCTAACTTTACAACAATTGACTCAGCTTCAAGTAGACGTACAATGAACTTTCTTGCTGGTGATTCAGACGTAGATTTCGGAACGCATAAAATACTATATTCAAACAACTATGATTCTCTTGGTGCATTACCAAGTGCAAGTAGTTATCATGGTATGTTTGCTCACGTACATGGTGAAGCAAAAGGATACTATGCACATGGTGGAGCTTGGATAAAGCTAGCAGACTATAGCGATATACCTACCAACATTCCGGATAGTATTGGAGCATTATCTAATATTAACATAGCTTCTGGTGTAAGTAATAACCAGATCCTGAAATTTGATTCTGCTTCACAAAAGTTTGTTGCTGCTTCTGATATTGGTGGTGGCGGAGGTGGAGGTATCTCTCTTTCAGATCTTAGTGTTACTTCAAACTCAGCTGGCACAGCTTCATTATCATATAACAATGGTAGTGGTGTCTTTACATATACACCTCCTGATTTAAGTTCATATACAGCTAATGCGTTAGATTCTGCTGCATTCCATACAAAATTAACTACAAACTATGCTAGTGATTTCAAAGGAGCTGGATTTGATTCAGCAACTTTCCACACTAAACTAACTGGTAACTACTCCTTAGGTGGAGGAGGTGGTGGTGGATCTGGAGCCTATGATCTCAATGGTGGTGAACTTACATTAGATGCTGATGCAGATACTACAATACATGCAGATACAGATGATGAGATAGATTTCAAAGTAGGTGGATCAGATGTTGCTACATTGAAAGCAGATGGTTTGTATATCAATTCTGTTAAATCTTTATCTGCTGGAACACCAACAGTTACATCATCTAGTAACATTGTTTTATCTGCTGGTGGTTCTGTCACTATTACTCAAAATAGTGGTGGTGGAGGTTTCAGAGTTGGATCTCTCACAACTACTAACAGAAATTCTTTATCAACTTCTAACGGTGAAATAATTTATAATACTTCCAATAATCAGTTTGAAATATATCAGAATGGTTCTTGGCATCCTATGACTAAAGGGGCTTCTATCTTTACTATGGGAGCAAGTGGTTCGAGTCATTATACTTTCTCAGATCCTGAAAATCACTGGTTTCCTTCTACAGAAAATGATCCAGTATTATATCTTAGAAGAGGAGAAACATATTACTTTGTAAACAATTCAGGTGGTAGCCATCCTTTTCAAATTAGACAAAGTAGTGGTGGTTCTGCCTACAATACTGGTGTTTCTAACAATGGAGCAAGTAATGGTACCATCACGTTTAAAGTTCCTATGAGTGCTCCAAGTACATTATACTATCAATGTACTTCACACAGTGGTATGGGCAACACAATTAACATAGTGTAATAATATGTCAGAAAAAGAATATATCATAGCAATGGAAAAGGGTCAATCTAAAGACCCTCTAAAAGATGAGCTTACATCTGAGTCTGGAAATGATTATGTTCCTGCGCGTTCAGTAGATCTAACCAATCCTAGGAACACAAGTTCTAGACATTTTGTAATGGCTCTTACAGACGAAGAGGCTGCTACACTAAGAACAGATCCAAGAGTTCATAGTGTATATGAACCTATTGTCTGGGATGATGATATGTTAGATTTTGAAGTTAATTGGAGAACTAATTGGACAAGAGAAAGTACTGGAACTGGTCATAACAATTGGGGTTTGCTAAGACATATCGAAGAAAACAATCAATGGAGTAATGTAACAGATGACAGATCAACAGAAAAGTATACAGGTCACTTAGATGGTACTGGAGTAGATCTTGTAGTACATGAAGGTAACTCAGCAAGACCAACTCACGTACAGTTCTTTGATTCCAATGGTACAACAAGATATAACCAGCTTCAGTGGAATACATTGTCTAACATGGGTGGTGCTAATACTATTAACTATTCCAGTGCTGGAGGTAATCATGCTACTCACGTTCTTGGGACAATGGGTGGTTTGACAGTTGGTTGGGCACCAGGTGCTCAATTGTATAGTTTACCAATTAGTTATATTGGTAATTCTCAATATTGGTTTGATGCAGTAAAAGAGTTTCATCTAGCCAAAACAGTGGATCCTAACACTGGCTATAGAAGACCAACAGTTATGAAT